TTTAATTGTTCCTTTTCAAGGAGTTATGATGTTAAACTAAAGTATGATTTACTCAGCCCATCGAGCCATTAAGGCATCAGCGATGTCATCAGTTGAACCACCATCTCTAGGATTATCTATAAGCTTCTGGTGCGCCGATGAACGGCGGCCTGCTTGTAGTTGGGCCTTGGAAGGTGGTGCCTTCTTGGAAGATAAGACTTTCGTCTTGCCACTTTTAGACTTCGTAACCTTGGCCTTAGCTTTCTTGCTTTCGGCTGTCTGTTTCGATTGGTCATAAAGTCGAGCTTTATTAATCAACATGATTACACTTGCATCAGTATATTGATCGACTTGAGCTTTAGGCAGCCCAACTTTCACAGCATAGTCGCGGATCTCCGAATAGAGTTCGTTGCCCCAATCTGGCAAGCTTTCCTCTAAGACCTTTACGCACTCGGCGGCGGCCTCTTTGGTTGCTTGCTCGTGCTGCTGTTGTAAGTCAGTGACCATCTGCCCACTCTCCTCTCGGAGAAAGCGGAGGTCATCTTCTGCCTGTTTTGCATCCTGTCGTAACTGTGCAAATGTGTCTGGCTCCATTTGTCTTGAGGCCACTAACATATCGATATCAGCATAGGGCTTATACCTAGCTTGGGCTCGTTCCATTAGTTTCTGATAACTAGCCTGAGTTTTAGTCAGGTTTTCATCGGTGACTTTCCGCTGGGCGGCTAAATCTTGAGACTTTTTGGTTAAAGACGCTTCTTGTCCATACAGCCGCTTCAAGTCCTTTACAGATACCTGTTTGGTTTCACCGTTGACTGAGAGTTCGACAATGTTTTCATCGGAAGCAATTGAAGGCTCATCGCCCTCATCTTCTTCTTCGTCATCATCGGCTTCGTCTTCGGTTTCATCAGGGTCTTCGGAACTTTCGTCATCCGTATCTACATCGTCATCTTCAGTTTCACCCTCGTCAGCCGTAGTCTCTTCTTGGCCTTCGGGTGTTGCATCATCCTCCTCCAGATCAGATAGGTCTTCACCGTCTGACCAACTGGCTAGGATTGCTTCAGCCGCTTCATCTCTATCGAGGTTCTTCGGCCCAGAGTTATCATTTTGCACGTTGTCGTTCATAGTGCTAATTCCTCTTGACGGTTGTCGTCATTCCGCTGTTCATAGATGCTGTCACGCACTTGAACACGCTGTTGTAATGTGTTGACCACATCTTTGATTGCGAGATAGTGGCGGTGAGCAAGCTCACGCTCATCCGCCTTGATGGCATCAGTGTTGCAGAATGTTGCAAATGAGGCCTCTACGCATTGGTCGATTACTTGGGTGAATGCAGGGGTCTTTAGTAAAACCTCTGCACTATCCCCAAGTTCGACAAGTTGCTCTTCTTGCGTCTCCATGGTTATGCTCTTCCTTGTTGTGATTTACCCGTTAGGGCTGGCTATTGCTCGGACATCATCAGCGTTACGTGCAATGTCTAACTCTTCGAGATTGACGTACTCTTTGTGATCTTGCTGGCTCTCTTGGAGATCCATCTTGTCCGACTTGAGTGCGAAGTCTTGCTTGGCCTTCATCTGGGCAAGCTCGTGCTTCATTTTGCCCATCTGGGCGTCAAATTGGGCCTTCATCTCAGCAACAGAAGTCTGTCGCTCTTGAAGTTCCAACTGTTTCTGAGCCATCTGCATCTGCATCTGCTGTGCTTGGTCTGGCTCTGGCGGTGGGATGCTGGCAGGGTCTGTAAGGAAGTCTGCAACATTCTTAATGCCTGACTTATCAAGCACCACAGAAAGCATCTTGTACCTGTTAGCTGGCGAGTACATTTCGCCCAGCGCAGGGTCGGCTGAAAGCATAGAGTGGAACATAAGGTACTTACTGACCATCTCTTGCTGGTCGCCGTATCCCAAATGAAACTCAACCTGTACGTCACGCTTGTCTGCCCATTGTGCTGGGTTGACCTCAACGTAACGTCCGGCAAGCTCGACAATCTTCTCTTCGCTCTCGTTCTCAACGACCAACTGGTACACATGAGAGAATAGTGGCTTTAAGAAGTTATTGGCGAAGTTTCGCGCTATGATCTTTTGGCGTTGCTGGCTCATTGTGGCCAGTTGCTCAACCATAGCTGCTGAGTTCTGTTTGCTTATCGCGTCTTTATTTAGACCTTGGGATAGGCGAGAAACCCCAGAAGTGTCCTCTTTATCCTCATCCAGCATTTGTATTGTCTGGAACACATAAGGATTTAAGGATGCTTGGGGCATGGGGTTAATAGCGTCTGGGCGTGTCACATTGACGATGCCACCAACGCGGTTGTCGATAAGTTCTCGTGGGTTGGTCAAGCCACCCTTAACTACGGTATATCTTGGGTTATTAGTAACCATCGCATGGTCCAAAATAGACCTTGTGAGAACTGTCCGAGCATTCTGTATTCCTAGCAATTTCTCTGCGAAGTTGTTGCCGTGAAATGCGTGCGGGATTGGTAGCGGGACAAAGGCTATAAATGGGCGGCGTGAGACTACGCCTTTCTCCAGTAAAACATTGGAGCATTTTACTACTTTATGTAGTTCAGTCATACCCGTTCCATCGACATCAAGCTCTATGTAAGCCTCTATGACGGTAACTTGGCGGCTCTGTTTCTGGTATCCCTGTGAGTTAAACGCGCTGTCCGATCCAATATCCTCAAAGCGGGTCAATATCTCAGGGTCACTGTCAAAGTCAGTGTCTTCGCTATCGCTGATCTTAGCTAAAACGTCCTCATCGTATCCCATTTCCATAAGTTCAGCGATGGACTTCTTAGTGCGGTGAGCGCAGAAGTTCACGGTATCCAGAGACTTTGCTTGGGGTGAAATCAGGAACTCTTCGGGAGCTATTGCCTCTATCTTAACCTGAGAGGTGTCACGGGTGACTTTTAGATCCCCACTGAACATCCCCATCTCATCCTGTTCGAGGTTCTCTATTTCAATATCTTCTTCGGCCAGACGTACATCAAGCTCATCTTCAGTAAGATCTTGAACGTATTCGAGGCTGCTTTCCTCTTGCATACACCAGTAAACTTTACAGATGCCAGCGCGGGCTATGAGGCCGTCATGGATAACCGTCTGCATTGTCTCGAATAGGTTGTTCTGGCGGTGCAGCACGAAGTCAGTGTATTCGGTGCATACTTCAGCAGTGTCCACATCATCCATATTCTGAGGAGTGAAGCGCATGACCTTGTTGCCTGTGCTGAAGGTCTCAAGCAGTGCAGCCTTCATGCTCTCAACGGCATCATAGACATCCTGAGATACATACTTAGAATTGCCATCGTGCGCTGGGCGCGGAAGCTCTCCAGAGTAATATTTCATTACCCTACGGCGTTCCTTGGACAGTTCGCTATCGTAGTAACCAATAGAGCGCCTGAGTTGCGTATCTACAATAGAGACTATCTTGTCGTCATCAAGTGCTATGTATTCTTCTTTTGATTGCATACTATTAAACCATCTCTATGTAAAATTCATCGGCTGCCTTTATTGGCTCCCAAGCGCCTTCATGGATATGATTTGCTAGGGCCAAGCTCATTACGCAGTCATCGAAACATCCGGCTTCAGCTTCCATCCCGCCATTCGGGGTGACGATGTATGTCAGCATTTCTCGGATCGTGAGCTTATCATTAAGTTCTATTGTACCCTGTCTGACACAGGCTCTGAGTTCATCGATTATCAGAGGTTTTGTCTTAGAGGTTGTTGTGAAGCCCAGCTTAAGGGTTTCCCTCTCAGTCAATTTGTCTATCTGGACTTCTGTGTAGAAATTAGGATACGCCATATCTTTACCAAGGCGGGTACAGGTTAGAATACCGTGACTGTTGTTCTCTACTATAATGAAGGCGAAGTTAAAGAACTCACCTAACTTGTAGAGGACTTCAGCAAAGTAATCGGGGTGAACTTGAGCGCGATAAGTCGCAACCTGTCGTTTCTTACTGTCGAGGACTTGGGCAACGCTGTAGTCACCACCTCTCACTCCCATGGCGACATCAGCGCCTATAGTGTACTGTTCGCCATCATCTATAGTGCGGTACAACATTAGTTCGCCGCGCATATTCTCCAGCCACTCATCACCCTCAAGGGCAAGGCGCTGTTTAATGTCTTTAGCTTTATCTAAGTCTTTATGCAGCACCTCTGGGTTGAACACAGGACGGCCAGTTGTCAGGAAAGCCTCATTAGGCTCGGCTGGGTACTCTTGCTGGAAAAGATCGATGCCGTTCTGGGCTATCTTCTTTCTGCGGAACATAAGTTGCTCGTTGTCCAAGTTATACTTGTCGGCAATCTCTTGTTCAGCCGGAGTTATCTCGAAGCTCTCAGGTACGTCATCCCTGTAGTCGTTATCCAGAAACCAAGGTATGAACACAGGAACATATCCATTAGTACCATCGATAGCGCCTTTCCAGAGGTCATAAAAGATGCCACTCACGCCATTCGCAGTGCTTTCTACAAACACAGCCGTACCCTTCTTATTGGGTACAGCTTGGGTCATACCGTTCCAGTTCTCTAGGGCGGTAGACTTCTGCCAAAAGGCAAGCTCACTTGCGTGTACGTGCGTCAGTGTCTCGCCTCGACCAAGGCTCTCACCGCCAGCGGTAGCCACCACGTAAGAACTATCGAGAACGTCAAACGTAAGCTCTCGGCGTGAACTGTATTTAGTGTGTGGCTTCAGTAGCTCTGGGCAGTTATCGTGATAGCGCTTTGTCATGTCGAAAAGGGCGCGTGTACTGTCTGAATGGTGAGTAACCACCAGAGCCTTACAAGCTTTCTTTTGGCTAACATTAAAGTACAAGTAGCCGCCAACGTGAGTTGATAGACCTTGCTGTCGAGCTTTCAAGATAATCACCCGAACTTTACCCTCGGATGCCATCTGGGCCTCTACTGCTTTATTTAAGATGCGCTGGGCGGGGTTTAAGTTCAGTGGGCGTATCTCGCCGCCTTTGGTCCTGATCTTAAGTGCTGACTTACTATAGAAGTCAAAGTCATCGTAGAGTTTACGGCGTATTGTCGCCAGTTTCGGTGTCATCATCGGGCTGCTCTTCCTCGGTGTCGTCTACTAAAAGCGACTCCAAGAATGCCTCGGCTTTACCGATGGTTACTTCACTTTTAGCAACTGGTTTAGTCTTTGTGAAATCCAAGACCATTCTAGCGGCTGTTAGTTTGTCCCTGCTTTGGGATGGTTCCCGCATTATCTGAACTGCGGTTTCTAATGCCTCGATGGCGTAAACGTCATCAATTCCGTTCTCTTCTGCCATTTTCTTAACTATCCTTTCAGCATCTAGTTTTGCCTGTTGGCGGATGGGCTTAATTGTTTCGAGCGTGAAGCCATCGGGCGTGCCTTTTGGGCGGCCTGCGTTCTTCTTTGG